CAGCAGTTATCGAAAAGAAAAAGGCTCTAACAAAGACTCAATGCAAGGCGATTTATCGCGAGGCATACGAGGCTGGTCTTGCAGCGGGTAACGATGCAGACACACCAAAGTTTGTGGTTGGTTCTCCAACTACTCCACTTGGAAGCGACATCGACTTCACTAAGAAAACATACATTCTTGATGGATTGTGTGGATTCGCTTGGGTAACAATTTCTCCAGCGCGAGGTGCGTTTGTGAATTGGCTCAAGACTCAGGGAATCGGCAGTAAGGGTTATTACGGTGGCTACGAGATTTGGGTTCGAGAGTTCGGACAAAGCGTAGACCGTAAGAGCGCGTTTGCTGGAGCGTTTGCTCAGGTGCTTGAAAAGCACGGAATCAGCGCTTACACAGGAAGTCGCCTCGACTAACTAAAAAGATTCACCCACCAGTTTCCGTGAATCGTTACTGGTGGGTGGATTGCTATGCAATGAGGTACCATTTCTATCGGGTACCCAAAGTTCGGTGGCGTTGATGCTTTGTTGCGCGTCCGTCCTCTCTCTAGCGTGACTTATCTGCTCCGCCACCGAACGCCCAACTCCAGTTAAAAATATCCTTGACAATCATTCATCTGCATCTGATACCTTTATTGCAGGTTCGCAAAACACCTACACCTCAAAAGCGAGGTCAGTCCGATACTGACAATTCGTGAAGCGCTACATCCAGTAGTGACAAAGAGTTCGCTCCGAACAATGGAGGATTATGCGATTCTATGAAAAAGTTATTTCCAAACCGATTCCAGTTGCGATTCTCGTACTTGGTTTCATACTTCTAAATCCTTTCCACATTCCGCCTGACCCAGTTGCTCGAGCGGTTGAAGTTGTGGAAGCGCCAAAATTAGTAGAGCGCACACCTGAAGCATCAAAGGCTTATGCCAAAACTCAATTGTCTAAATTCGGTTGGGACACTCCTACTCAATGGGAATGTCTGCTATCGCTGTGGACAAAGGAATCAAATTGGCGTCCCGATGCTTACAACAAAACACCTGTATACCAAAAAGGCAAAGGGCTAAATGCTGGGGGTATTCCTCAGATTTTAGGACTTGACCCTGACACTACAGTTGAACGACAAATCGAACGAGGGTTGATTTATCTCGAATCTCGTTATGGCTCACCCTGCTCGGCGTGGCGCTTTTGGAGTTCAAACTTTTGGTACTAACCTCGCCACATGAGTGAGGAAAACAAGAAACCTTCATTGATTGACGATGCGCTCGCCGAAATCGGGCGCATCGCCTTTCTTGACCCTGCAATCTGTACTGGATGGGTTTTAGTATCAGAGTGGATGGGCGAAGGCGAGAAAGAGTATTGGACCCTCACACTTGCCGATGATGATAACCCTGACTGGAGACATAAAGGATTAGTTCATCACGCACTAGCAACATGGGAGGCAGACGATGACATCGGACTTAAAGACAACCCAAAAGATTGAGCAAGAGCGATTAGCACTTCTCGAACAATTGCTCAAAGAGCGCTTCGGAGTTGCGACACGCGAAAGCGCCGAATCCATCCAATCTAATAAATAGTCTGTCACAATTACAACATGGGTTTAAGTTCTTTTGTTGATGAGGCTCCGTGCCGTAACTCTGACCCATGGCTTTTTGACCAACATCAAATTGATTTAGCAATGCCCGCTTTACAAATCTGCAAAGGCTGTCCTTTTTGGCAAAACTGTAACGCTTTAGTTGAGCCTAAGAGTAATTTCTTTGATGGAGTTTGTGCTGGCAAAGTATGGCGGAATGGTCGAGTTTTGGCTAAGTTAGATTCTGCTTTCCCAAACCGTTTGATAGTTGGAGAGGAATTAGATGAAGAAGCCATGGCAGTTCGAGGGAGCGAGTTGCTCGGGGGTGGAGACGGATTATTACTTTCCCGAGCAGAACAAAGTCAGTCAGGAGAATCTGTTAGCAAAAAAGATTTGTAGCACTTGTGTATGGAAAACAGAATGTCTGACCTATGCGCTACATTTCAAAGTGCTTGGTATTTGGGGCGGAACAACCCTAAAACAAAGAGATGCAATGAGAAAAAAACTAAACATAATAGGTAAACCAATGTCGAATGAGAGGCACAAAATATGAGCGCACCAATCACAATCACAGGAAATCTAGTTGCTGACCCTGAATTAAAATTCACACAAAACGCAAAAGCGTTAGCAACATTTACAGTAGTTTCATCAAAGTCAGTCAAGAACGCTGACGGCACTTGGGAAAATACCGATACAACTTTTTGGGACATCAAGGCATGGGGCAAGACCGCTGAGAATGTTGCAGATGCACTTCGTAAGGGAGTTGCCGTAGTTGTATCAGGAACAGCCGTCCAGGAATCCTGGGAAGATAAAAACACAGGGCAAAAGCGCTCAAAGATTACGGTTACAGCATGGAGCGTAGGAGCAGACCTCAAGCGCCACACTTATCATGTGCCAGTAGTTGAGCGCTCAGATGCCTCATTCAATCCACCAAGCCCAGTAGCCGAGTTTGACCCGTGGAGCAAGCCTCTTTCAGATGTGGCACCTTTCTAACCCATGTTGTATGCTAGGGGTTGAAAATACTCTGAAGGGGGTAGGAAATGGCGTGGACTGATTACTTTGTATCTAGCATTGCTGGGTCGAAGGTAGTTGTATCTGCACTAGGTAAGCCGTATGTTTCTCATGAGATTGCTCTACGCGAGTATGTTGAAATTGAAATGACCGAGCAGACTTATGAACTTCCATTCAAAATCGTTTTCCGTTCATTCGACGCACTTGGCGGAGAGTTAGAAAACAGAATTTATGGATTTGCAGGTACAAAAGACATGGCTCGTAAACTTGCCATTGAGGTCGCTAACTTGCGTTTGAATTCTCGCGAGTTCGTTCTTGATGGCGAATAAGGCTAAATTCGCATAGCGCTATAATCGCTAAGTGTATGACGACTTCGTAGCCCGCGATGGCGTTATCTCTGTTCTCGGAAGTTTTGCCATTCAGTCCCATGAGTTATTCATGGAGTTGCAAAAGGCAGGATTTGATGAAGAGCAAGCGATTAAAATTGTTGTCGGATTAGCGAACAAAGAGTAGGCGAGAGGCACACATGGCAGAAAGACCTGACCTACAGGAGTTTGGCTCAACGGGATTACGCCGTTCGGGTGGAACAGTTTATGAAGAATTCCTCGTCAATCTTAGAGGCATCCGCGGTGCAAAGACATACCGCGAAATGGCAGATAACGACCCAACAATCGGGTCAATGTTGTTTGCAGTTGAAAAGGTTATTACTCGTCTTGAATGGCGTGTAGACCCATATAGCGATGATTCAGCAGATGGCGATGTAGACGCTAAAGATAAAGAAGCAGCAGCATTTATTGAATCTTGTATTCATGACATGTCTGATTCATGGGATGCAACGCTTTCACAAATTCTCTCAATGCTTATTTTTGGTTTTTCTTATCATGAGATTGTTTACAAAGTCCGTAAGGGCGATAGTGCTGACCCAAAGAAGCGCTCAAAGCACAATGACGGAAAAATCGGTTGGCGCAAGATGCCTATTCGCGCCCAAGAAACTTTGTTCCGTTGGGAAATTGATGCAGATGGTGGAATTCAAGCCATGGTGCAAGTGGACCCATCAACGGGCGGAATACATACAATTCCAATTGATAAGTCTTTGCTTTTCCGTACAGTAACAACAAAGAACAATCCTGAAGGTCGCTCAATTCTTCGTAATGCTTACCGACCTTGGTTCTTCAAGCGTCGTATTGAAGAGATTGAAGCAATCGGTATTGAGCGTGACTTAGCAGGTTTGCCAGTTGCTTACCTACCACCTGAATATCTTTCTGCGTCAGCAACACCTGAACAGCAAGCGGTCTTAGCATCAATTCAAAGTATTGTTACATCTATCAAGCGTAATGAACAAGAAGGCATTGTTATGCCAGCGATGTACGACGATGCTGGACATAAGATGTTTGACTTGCAGTTGCTTTCATCAGGCGGTTCTCGTCAGTTCGATACAGACAAGATTATCAATCGCTATGACCAGCGCATGTCAATGTCAATCCTGTCAGACTTTATTCTTCTTGGTTCAGACAGAGTTGGCTCTTACGCCCTTGGCGCATCCAAGATGGATTTATGGTCAATGGCAGTTGATTCAATTGCTAAGAACATTGCAGAGGTCATGAATCAGTACGCCATTCCTCGTTTGATGAAATTGAACGGAATGGATGTCTCTCGCGCACCGTACCTAACATACGGTGAAGTAAGCCATGTTGATTTGACTGAGATTTCAGACTTCGTAACTAAGTTGGCTCAGGCTGGCGTTCTCATGCCTGACCCTAAGTTGGAAGATTATCTTCGTGAGTTGGCAGGTCTACCTCCAGCAGAACACGATGGAGCAAACTTCGGTGCGCCTCCAATGCCTGAAGGGGCAGATAACGCTGGATTCGATGCACCTCCATCTTTGGAAGAAGAGTTAGAGATTCCTGAAGGAGCAGAACCGCTAGACGGCGATGTGGATTAAAAATGCCTCTAATCTTTGGCAGAGACGGAAGCCGTCGTAATCCATTAACAGCGGAAGAACAGGCGTTAGCCCGCGTTCTTTATGATGCTATTCGTAAATCAACCGACAAAATTAAGGTTGAAGAATTGGCTCGCATCATTCAGCGCCTTGACCCTGATTCTTTGAATCGACTTCTCAATGCAATTACTGTTTCTGGAAACAGAAAGCAGATAGAAGATGCGTTAATGACATCTATTGACATAGGTGGCAAAGAGGCTGTTCAGCAGATTCAATCAATTGCTCCAAAGTTAGCCTTACCTGCATTTATGCCAAAGCCTGTAAAGATTACAAATAAGTCTCCTATGGCTAACATGGATTTTACAAAGATTCCTGATTGGGCAAGTCCAACGCCACCTCCAGTTACATTCTCAATGTCATTTAATAAGACAAACCCAAACTCTTTAGCCTTTGCATCTAAAAGAGCAGGGCAGTTAATTGTTAGCATTGATGAATTAACACGCACAGCAATCCGCAAAATTATTATTGATTCATTTAATGAACAGATAGATTATCGTGCTACAGCGCGTCGGATTAAAAACATTATTGGATTGCACCCAAAGTGGGCTGACGCAGTAACAAACTTTGAGAAGCGTGAGTTAGAGCGTTTAATTAAAAGCGGAATGAAAGAGGCAAAAGCCCGCGACGCATCTGCTGCATCTGCATCTAAATACGCCGATAGATTGCGCTCTGCTCGAGCCACGATGATTGCCCGCACCGAGATTCAGATTGCACAAAATGAAGGTCGTTACGAAGGCTGGAAGCAAGCGAACGAAGCAGGTTATGTAGACCCAAACGCTTTGAAGATGTGGGTAACAGCCAAAGATGAGCGCACCTGCGATGTTTGCGCTCCGCTTGATGGTGAGTTGGTCCCTTGGAACGGCGTGTTCTCTATCGGCTTTGAGGCGCCTATTGCTCACCCTCATTGCCGTTGCACCATGATTATTGTTCCTCCTGACAGGGGAACGCTATGAGTTTAGTAATTAAATTTGAGCCAGGGCTTCGTCCCGTAATTAAACATCTACAAGGATTGCATGACCAGCGCACACATGGTTCATGGGCAGGTGGCGGTGGTGCTGGAGTTGATATTACTGATGCACTCGATGAAGTATTTTTTAATCGTAAATTAAACATCGAACCTAGCAGAATCTTTCCCTCACAGCCTGACATCCCAATTCGAGCCGAGATTGAACGCGCAGGATTAAATAAAGAAACAGTTGATTTAATTGATAAGATGTCTGAAGCGCAGGTTGCAAGCGGGCAAGCCTACGGAGACAACGCACTCAAGATTATTGCCGAGCGCCAAGGCTTTACAGGTAAACCTAAGACAGTTAAAACGCTCTCTGATTTAGAAGAAATGCAAAGCGAAAACGGTGGAATTTTAGTCTATCGTGGTATCGCCAATTACTCTGCCGAGAAAACAGAGAAGGTCACATACTCAGCCGAGCAAGCGCTAACTGATTTTAGGAAAGGCGAATACTTTGGTGGTTGGGGCGTTTTTGGAAATGGGACTTACGCATCATCAAATTTCAATGAGGCTGATAACTATAAAAACTTTTTTGACATTGAAAATGGAAAACTCGGTAAAGGCAAGATGATGGCAATGCTTATCCCCAAAGGTGCCAAGGCTCCCAGCGAGGACATAGTTAAATTAGTAGTCAAACAGATGGTTTATGGAGGAGAACCTAATCATCGGAATAACATCGGCAGAAGGCTTGCCTCCATGGGTTATCAGTATTACGATGCTAGTTATGTTCAAGATGACAAAGTGGGAACTTATGTAATCCTTGATAGGTCAATGCTTACAGTTGCAGAGAAGGAGGTTAAGTTGTAATGCTAACCCCAATGCAATCACAGCGCTACGCTCAGTTAGTAAATAATTTTAACGAAAAAGATTTCTATGCCTACTACGCACATTTAAGCGAGGGTGGCAGAGTAGAAGATTTCTTTGAGAAGATGGAAAAGCATCAAGAGCATGACCAGTCATCTCACGGTAACTGGGCTACAGGTCAAAAGGGTGGCAGCGGATTAAGCCACAGAGAGATGTTTGAATTAAAAAAACAACCTGACCCTTTGGTAAGAAAAGTTTATGAGGCTGAAGAAAAACACCACAATCAAATCCAAGATAAAAGTGCAGAGCAACCATCTGCGCCAAATCGTGCAGACTTTGATGAATACTCTGATTACAACGATGCCTATAAAAAGTATTCAAAAGACTTTCTTAATTGGTCAAGAAAAGTTACAACTTCAGTTATATCCCCTATGGGAGAAAAGCATTTAGACGGAACGCCTCGAGGTGTCAATGGTTATGTTCGAGATGTACTAAGACAAGATTGGTTTGTTGAGGCATTTGGAAAAGGTGGCGTTGCTGGAAATAATCTTGAGGTTAAAGTCTCGTCTGCTGGTGAGGCTGGGGCGTATCAAATTGGATTTAAGGGAAACCTACC